GGCGAACGCGACCGCGCCGAGAGCGGCGGCGGCGGGGAGCGCGAACTTCTTCACGCTGGAGCCGAAGTCGGTGATCTTGTCCCCGGCCTCGTTCAGCGCTTTCCGGAGTGGTGCCGCGTTACCTGTTACGACGACGGAGATCGACTTAGCCATAGCTCTAGATTACTTTCCTATCCGAGGTCGTACTTGTAGATGAGCTGAGAGATCCGTTCGGCGTAGAGCGCGTAGACCTCCTGGCGACGTGAGTCGAGCACCTCGTAGATGAACGGGTTCGGCTGGATCTTTCGAGCTGGCCATCCGAAGTGGATCGGACCGGCGTATGGCACCGCGGCGGAGCCGACGCGGACTCGGCCCTGGCGCTGAGTCGGTGCGGATCTAATCGACGCGGCGAGCGCTCCGGTGCGGACTGGTGCGATGCGGACCGCGCCGGCGACGACGATCTCGCCGGCTTTCCGGTGTGTCTCTTTCATGTCGTTCCGCGAGTCGTCGGTGAGGTTCCGGAGAGACTTCTGGAGATCGCGGAGACCTTCGATCTCGAGCTGGCCGCCCATGTCCCCGATGACTCCTTCGCGATACTTCGCGGCGGCCTGCTTCTGGTACTTGTTCAGCGCCACTAGCGCCTCCGTTTCTGTTGCTCCTTGAGGACCGCGAGGAGATAGTTCAGGTCGTCGACCTCGAGATCGAGAAGCTCACGCGGCGACATCCGCGTCGCGAGTGCTAGATCGAGGACGAAGCGTCGGAACTCTCCTCCGCCTCTTTTGGGTCGGAGACGACCTCGATCGTGGGAATGTTTTCGAGGCTACGAATGTAGGCCTCTCTCCATGCTTCGACGGGTCCGCCGGCTTGACGTTCCGCGAGGAAGGCTAGGAGGTTGATGTGACCGACATCGGCCGACTCGGGAGTGGAGAAAGTCTTCATGAAGGAAGTCTTCGCCATCTGCTCCCATTGGTCGATTACCCAGGGACTCACGGGAAAGGTTCCCGCGATCCCGTCGATGTGCGTGACGGAGATCTGGAGCTTTGGGATCATGTCGTTATGAGTTCGTGATCGCGAGAGTGCCGCCGACGAACTGGCACGAGGTAGTCGCGACGGAGCCCAGGCCGCCGTCGATGCTTGCGAATGACTCCAGGTAGGCCCCGGTGATCGTGTACTTCCTATTTGTCGCGGAAGCCGCGCCCGAGTTAGGGATGAGTACGAGAGTCGTGGTTGAGCCGACGAGCGCTTCGAGTGTCGCGGTCGTTTCGCCGGCCGCCTGGTCGAGCTGGATCTCGAGGTCGACGGTGTTCGAGTCGAGGCCCGGTCCCATCTTGCGGGCGGTGTCTGCTTGCGTTGTGATGTCCTGGGCTTCGGTAGCCGCGGTGAGGGTACAAGTGATGACTCGGTCGGAGATGTCGACCGAGTTCACCGTGACCTGGGTCATCGGGATGTATTGCGCCATGAGTTAGTCCTCCGTCTTGGGCTTGGGCTTGGGGGCTTGGGCACATTCTATGTGACCGCTCGCGAGGAGTGCGTCGATGTTGACACCGGCCTCCTCGAGATCTTTCGCGGAGACGGTCGAGCCTGGCTCGCCGAGCGCGATCTTGTGGATGATCTTGTAGTTATCCATGAAGGAGCACCTCGTACTGGTACGCGAAGAATGTGACACCGGCGACCTCGATCGTAATCGGTGCGGCCCGGATGACGCGAAGCGTCGCGAGCGCTCCGGCGAGTGTTCGGTCGGCTTCGATGGCGGCCTTGAGAGATCCCGCTCCGGTGCCGGCGAGGTAGCCGTCGAGCTTGTCCTGGGCTCCTCGTTCGTTCATGCGTGAGACGATGACGATCACGTCGATCTCGCCCTGGTCGAGTCCGCGGTTCTGGGCCTCGTCGAATGTGATCGTTATGTTCCCGACTACGGCGCATGGGGTCGGGACCTGGTCGGGGATGTAGTCGAATACGCGGGAGACGACCGGCGCGATCGCGGTCTTCAGGTTCGCCCGGACTGTCGACGGGATCATCCGAAGAACTCTCGCTTGTAGGCGCGGACCATCGCGGTGATGTCGCGACCGAGTGGGGACATGCGGATCGCGCCGAGTTCGGAGAGACCGAGCACTCCGCCGATGGAGTCCTTGCGCTTGTAGAGATCCGCGGAGAGGATGAGGGTCGCCTGGTTGATGTCGTCGGGGACTGTCGGCCATCCCCATCGGGCGGTCACTTCGACCTGGGGTCGGTAGTTCGTCGGCAGAGAGAACGCTTCGCCGCTCACGATCGAGATGTAGTTCCAGGGTCGGCCCTTCGCGGCGGCGTTGACTGGTTCGACGATGTAGTCCGTGTTGAGAGTGAGCGTCGTGACATAGGTTCCGGCGGCGTTCGGGTCGGTCTTGACGACGAGTCCGGTGGTCGAGCCGAAGTCATCGACGAAGACGCGGAGCTCGTTCTGCTGGCGGTAGGTGCGGGCCGTAGCGGATCCGTCCAGGTAGAAGCGGCGGTTCGCGATCCGGTCGATCGAACGAGACGCGGCCTCGACGATGTTCTCGAGGAGTGTGTCCTCCATCGAGTCGTCGATCTTGAGGTAGGCCTTGAGCTCGGCGAGTGTTGCGTAGCCGTTCGTTATCGCCATCTCTAGCTCTTCTTTCGGGTTGTGGGCCTCTTAGGTGCGGGAGCCTTGTCGCGCGTCTTCTGGGTCGGTTCTGGCGCGTCTGGCGGGCTTGTGGGGGTGCTCGCCGACTCGGTCAGCACATCCTCGCGCGGCGTGGCACCGGGCAAGTGACCGAGCCGGCGAAGCTCTGCTTCGACGAGTGCCGCGCGTTCGGAGAGACCTCGGCGGCGATAGCCCTCGAGCTCGTGTTCGTATGCGGCGATTAGTGCGTCGACGTTCATGTCATTCTCCTAGCTGGCCGAGGATGTGCTCTCGGCGCTAGGCGTGATGGTACTAGGCCCAGTTTGCGGTGATGAGGCCGGTGCCGGTGATCTTCGAGAACGCGGTCGGATACTTGCCGGCCGTGTACGCGGAGAAGCCGAAGAGGATCGTCCGGATCGCATTGGTGCCGGATGGCTCCTCGAAGCGAACGTACAACGGGTTGCCCGAGTTGTCTTCCCAGAGGTAGCTCTCGCGGAAGTCTCCGACGATGACCGCGGTCTCGTTCGTTCCCGAGCCGAGGTTCGTCGGCATGTTCGCATCCGCGACGACGGGGATACCGAGGATCTGGAGTCCGCCGCCGAGGTAGTCCGGGCGGTCGTAAGTCGCGGCCGCGTTCATTGGGTTGCCAGCGGTCGGCGAGAAGATCGGGCGGTTCGTGGTGTCGAGTGCGCGGAGCCAACATCCGATGAGGCTCGGGTGCGCGACGATGTGAGTGGCCGCTCCGTAGAAGTTAGTCGAGATCGAGGTGATCGCTTCGACGAGCTTCGGATAGAACTCTGCCCATGTTGCGCTTGCGTCGGTGTAGGTGACCGAGCCGATGCCGGAGGTGTTGAGGATGCCTCGGTGGTTAGGAGCTGAGCCGTCACCGTTGAGGATCTGTCCGTCGAGGAGTGAGTGGTAGGAGCGGATGCCGTCGCCGAGGAGCTGGTCTTCCACGCCTACACCGCGGAGCGATGCCTGCTTCGAGAGGTCCCACATCGACTGGACGGTGCGGACGTTCACGGTGAGGAGTGTGTCGTCTGGATCCGACTCAGTAACGGCGGTGCCTTCTGTCGCGGCGTAGCTGGTGATGCCCGTGGTCAGTCGGCCGAGGTTGACGGTCATACCGACGGAGGGGAGCGGTGCGTTGACCGAGATGTCGGCGGTAGGACGACCGGCACGACGGAGCGGTGCGAACTGGTTCACGAGGTACTGAGGGACCACGAGGCCGGCGAAGTTACTCGTCCCGGAGTCGCGCTTCTCGATGCGGACTTCGTTCTGGTAGCGCTGGATACGCTCGCGGGCTTCGTAGCTTCCGCCGAACTCGGCCGCCATCGCGTCGGCGAGGAAGTCGTGACCGGCTCGCTCGGAGTAGGTGGGCTCTTCGGAGATGACTCGGCTCGGTGCGGCTGAGCGTGTTTCGACCTTGTCACCGTCGACTGATGCGGCGAGCTCCGCGGCTTTCGCCTTGCGGACTTCGAGCTCGGTGATCTGTTCGATGCGCTCGTCGAGCTTGGAGATCTCGAGGGTGAGGGCTTGGATGTTTGCGACTTCGATGTCTGTCACGTCGCGGGTCTCTTCGTGTGCGCGGTTCAGGGTGGCCTCGATGAGGTCCTGCTTCGCCGCGCGGGTCTGGTGAAGGTTGTCGAGGAATGCGTTCACGGTGTTCTCCCGTTCTAGTGCTGGTGTGTTTCCGCCGGGGTGTCGTTCCAGGTCCGAGAGGGTGTCGCGCTTGGCGAGATCGGAAGAGC